GGGGGGGGGGGGTTTTTGGGCCCCCCCGCCACCTCGCTTCTACTTCGTCAGCCCTTTGAGGTTCCCGATCGCTGCCGACAGGTCGGTCTGCACGGGTGCGGGTGCCGTGGCGGTGAGGGTCGCCGCGACCTGACCGGTCAGGTACGCGGTTGCCGCCTCGACTGCCTGCGGGTTGGTCGACAGGTCCGTCAGGACCCACGGCGCTGACTGGCCCGCTTTCGCGGTTCCCTTCCCCATCAGGGCGAGCACCTTGTCGCCGATGCGGCCCTTCAGGGAGCCGACGAGGTAGCCGCCGAACCACAGGCAGTCCTCGGTGGTGGTCTGGTCGGTGATGTCGTGGACGGTGACCCGTACCGCGTCCTTGGGGCCGTGGACGGTGACGACGCTGGTGACGTACTCGACGGGCTCGACAACGAGGACGTGACCCTCGACGTCTGCCGCGGACAGGCCTTCTCCGCCGGAGGCGGGTGCTGCGAACTGCAGTGACATGGTGATGCCTTTCTGTCTGTCTATCTGTCGGACCCGCGTCAGGACGACGCGGGGGTATAGGGGGTGACGACCTTCGCCTTGAAGGCGGCCCGGACCGCGACGGACACCTGGATCAGGTTCCAGCCGACGGTGAGGTCCAGCAGGTACAGGTCGCAGGTGCCGGTCCCGGCGGGCATGTGAATGAGGAGCCCGGCGGACTGGTCGACGCCAAGGGTGGGCAGGTGCCCGGAGCGTCCCTTGACCAGGTCGTACAGGTGACCGCGGGAGTATCCGGCGATCTGCTGCGTGGCACCCTGCGGGTACTTCGGCTCATGCTTGCCGGTCTTGATGTCTGCCACGACGACGCGACCATCGGGCAGCCGGACCAGGCGGTCGAACGTTCCCGCCGCCTGGATCTCGTCCACGACGACGAACATCTCCTTCGCGAGGATCTCCACCGTGGACATGGCCGCCTGGTAGGCCGTCAGGTCGGGCTGGAATTGGGCGGGCAGGGTGGTGATGTCCACCCCGTCATCCACCTGCTCGGACAGGGCGTGCAGCGCGGTCCCGATGTTGGCGGCCCGCTCCGACTCCGCCATCGTCATCGCGGTCTCGACGATCTCGTCCAGCTTCCGGTCGTCGTTCTTGACGGCACCGGCGACGGAGACGAGGTCGGGCCGCGATGCGAGGCCGATGACGACCTGGCGCTGCTTCCACTTCGTCAGCGCCGTCTTGTCGTCCAGCGCCTTCGCCAGCGTGCTCATCCGGGTGTACGCGACGGGCTTGCCACCATCGGCGGGGGTGATGAGCGGGCGTCCCCAGCGGTCCCTCGGGATGTCCTGCTGGGGGGCGGTGAATGTTGCGGTCATTGCGGTGCCTCTCCGCTGGTGGGTGTGTCGCCGTAGCCGGCGTCGTTGAGCAACTGGGTGAAGTGGTCGAGCCGGATGACGACGGGCCATGCGGCGATGGCGACCTCGCCCTGCCCGTCCATCCGCAGCACGGTGAACGGGAGCCGCCCGTCCGCGCGCCTGGCCTGCTGGTTCATCGCGGCGAGCGGCGAGAACCCGCGGCGGGCCTTCACCTCCACCTCGATGTCGAGCACCTCGACGATGTCGGCGCCGGACTCCCCCGCACCGATGGCGCGGGCGTGGGGCCAGCCGTGGACGCGCAGCCAGGTGGCGACGATGCGCTGGCTCTTGTAACCACGAAACTTTCTCGACTGGCTAGCCATTGGTGCCGCCAAGTGCGTCGATAGCGTCAAGGGCGTCGTCAACGTCTCGCGCAGCCTGCAACGTCCGCTTTTCGCAGGCACGCAGCCGGTCACAGATGCAGTCGGCACCTAGGTGGTAGTCGACGGACATATAGCACTCGGGTAGGTGGCTCACGGGGTCATCTCCATCAGCCGGTGCCCGATCCACTCCGCCACGTTGACGGTTACGGCGTTGCCGAGCTGCACATAGCGGGTCCGGTCTGACTGCCCGTCAGTCCAGCCACATGGGAAGCCCTGGAGGATCTCGCACTCCTGTGGCGTCAGGCGGCGGACGCCGACGCCCGCGTGGATGACTGTCGCGTAGATCTCGCCCGTGTTGTCAAAGGCGTTGAGCGTTGGTGACACGATCCCCTCGATCCATGTCTCGTGGTCCTCAGTTGACTGGGCTCTCCTGCTCTTCACGAACCACACCGGACACCACCTCCAGTCGGTCGCGTCTCCTGCTGCACGTCGGGGACTAGCCAGCCTGCGGCGGCGTGTGCGAAGTCCGGGCCACCGCTTCCAAGGCCTCGCGTAAGGGCGCTGGTAACGACCGTCCTCGCCGCGCGCCCCGGAGCAGAATCCCCGCAGCTGCCTTCGGACTCAAGAAGTACCGGGCCTCCGCGTGGGTCTGCAGCACCTGCGACAAGGAACACGCGACGGCGACGCTGGGCGACTCCGAAAAACTGCGAGTCGACAGTTCGCCATTCGATGTAAGGGAAGCCTGCGTCGGCCAGAAAAGTGAGGAGGTATCCGAGATCGCGGCCCTGATTAGAGGTAAGCAGTCCCGGCACGTTCTCGTAGAGGAGCCACCGCGCTTTGACGTGCGCTGCAAGGGTGACCATGTCGAGGACGAGGACGGATCGACTGCCTTCGCCGTATCCAGCCTGCTTGCCGGCGACGGAGAGGTCCTGGCAGGGGGCGCCTCCGCAAACAAGGTCAACGTTTCCCACGAGTCCGATGTCACTGGCCCACTCCTTCGCTGTGCGGATGTCGTCGTGCTTGGGGACGTCAGGCCAGTGCCGCTGCAGGACGGACATGGCCTTCTTGTCGATCTCGACCTGGCCGGCGCAGGTGTGGCCCGCCCGGTCGAGGCCGAGGTCGAGGCCGCCGATGCCGCTGAAGGTGCTGAGATATCTCATGCCGCCACCACTTGCAACGTGTATACGGGTGGATATACAGTAGAGGCATGACAACGAACGAGACCCAGAAGAGCACCGGACTGCTGGACATTCAGGTCGGCATGATCGACAGCCGATACGGCGAGGTTGTGGACTACGTCCGCATCGCCGACCACGCGACCATCACGTTCGCTGATGGCACCGTCAAGCGCGTCGGCTGGGGCTGGCGCTTCTTCCCGAAGGGAATTTGAGCCATGCCCGACTACGAGTACCAGTTCGCCACAGACTCCTACGGAGTCAGCCATGTCACGGCGGTCGGGGACGCGACCCCCTTGTGCGGGATCGACCCTGACGAGAACTTCACCGCGTGGACTGATCCGATGAGCGCCGACGACGCATTCGGATCGCTCGTTGTCGTCGGCTTCGACGCGGACGTCTGCATCCATTGCCTTGGCCAGTTGCGCGGTATGGACCCCGAGGTCGAGGACGTCATGTGCTTCGAGGAGCCCAATGCCTGAGACCACCGCCCGCGCCATCCGCGTTCCCGATGACGTCTGGCGCGCGGCGCTGGACGCCGCCAAGCGCAAGGAGGAGCCGCTGTCGGAGGCCGTGCGGCGGTTCCTCGTCCGGTACGCCAAGACCTGACCCATCACGATCGCCCGCCTATCGCACGCCGATGGGCGGGCGCTTCGCTGTCCACCGGCATCGCCGCGAGCAGCGCCCGCGCCTCGTCCTGCACGCCGATCGCCCACTCCTGCGCGGTGATGTCCTTCACCCGTGTGCGCTGGGCGCGCAGGAGGGTGTTGACGGCGCGGGTGCGGGCATCCCAGGACATGCGCTTGTAGTCCTCGGGGGACGGCAGGACGATCACGACTCCTCCGAGCAGGCCGGGACCAACTTGCCCGTCCACTGGTTGCGCGACCGCCCGCGAACTCGCTTGTCGCGTGCGTTGTCGGCGTCAGTGCCTAGGTACAGGTGAGCGGGGTTGACGCACGCCGGGTTGTCGCAGTGATGGAGCACGAGGAGGCGCAGGTCGAACATGCCGAAGTGCAGCATCGCGCTGAACCGATGTGCCCCCATGTGTCCGGGCGTCCGTGGGCTGAACTTGCCGTAGCCCCAGCGGTTCCTGCCCGCCGTCCAGTTCCAGCACTCGTCATCACCGCGACGATCGACTTTCTCCCAGAATCGGTCGAGGACGGGCCGGGACTCGGGGAGCTTCACTGCCATTGGGTCGCCGTGCACCCACCAGCGCCCGTAATGGGTGGCGCACCACCCACGGCACTTCGCAACACGCTCGCAGCCGTCGATAGAACACGTCCCGAAGTTGACGCGGCGGGCGCTCACGACTCCTCCAGGGAACAGACCATGTGTGTCCAACCGATCGCTATCAGGCACATGTCCTCGCCGGGCAGGATCTGGAAGTCGCAGACGGCGCACTGGGTCCGGGCGATGCAGGTGATCGCGCCGGTGAGGTGGCCGGACGGCGGGTCGACGTTCACGACTGCTCCTCGTAGTCCACGAAGCAGCCGCAGCCGCCCCAGTCGTCGGCGTCCAGCAAGGAAGGCTGTGACTCGATGCGGCGGCGCAGAGTGATGAGCGGTAGCAGCCGCTTCTCGCCGTTCACCTGCTCGGACAGGATCGCCACGTCCTTGCCGAGGTAGGCGGCCACGTCGAGCTCGTTGGCTTCCCACTCGTTGAACACGTCGGGGCGTACCCGCAGCAGGTGCGCGAACTGGGCCTGCCCTGCCCGGACGCAGCCACCAGCGCAGTTGTTGTGGGCGAAACCCATGCCGTACAGGCGAGGCGGCGTGACGCCCTCACGTTCGGCTTCATCAATCCAGAACCGCTTGGGGTACAACGGTTCCTCGCACAGCGGGAAACGCACCCGACGCGGCACGTATGCGCGCACAACGGCGGCGCAGCGATGCTCCTCTGTCCAGTCGATACCGAGGACGATCACGTCGTCCGGCCCCGCGTTCTCCGCAAGCCACGCGGCGGCTGGCTTCTGCTTCAACTCAGCGGAGCAGTTCGCCTGACGGGAGTTGCCAAGGAAGCGGCGGTCCTTGAACACCTGCCAGATGTTGCGACCATCAGCCACTCGGACGTACTGGCAGCCGAGGTTAGCGATGGCGTCATCAATGAAACGGTAGGTGTCCTCGTCCTCGCCCAGAACGTCGGTGAACAGGCACACGACGTTCTCAGGTCCCACGTCGTCCACCATGAGACGCGCAGCGGCCCAGGAGCCGATGCCTCCGCTGAACATGACGATGTGCTTCACGGCGTCGCCTGCTCCCGCAGCGCCTCGACCTCGGCAGTCAGCCGCCGGATCGCGGCCTGCGCCTGCAGCAGTTCCAGTTCCATCCGCAGGAGCTTCGTGGTGTCCGGGTGCGCCGGCGGGATCACGTAGGTCTCGTGGCGGGTCATGACGTCGCCTCGTGCATAGCCCATGCGGCGTCTAATTCCTGTCTGTAGTACGCCACGTACTCATCACGGTGCGCGGAGGATAGGCGTTTCAATGCACGGGTCTGCGCCATCGCCTCTATGCGGCTCTTCCTGACCCGATCTGGCGCGCTTCTCCACCGAAAGTCGTATGCCTGCTTGGCGAAGTAGCACGGATCGCATGGCCTTTCTCGGAGAGATTGATGCTTGCTATATCCGGAGTAGGTCCCGTGCCTTACGTTGCTATCGCGAAATGCGTTGCCCGTGGTGACTCCGGCCTCGACACTCAACACGCCCACCTCCCGCCGTTCCAGTGATGACGGCCCGAGCCGATGCCGTTGAAATTCAGGACGGTGTAGAACGCGCGGTCCTGCCAATAGCGCGACCACTGGTTGATCGGCTTGCGCCGCAACGACAATGCCTCGATGACGAGGCCGTCATGGGTGCGCCGCGACTCCTTCGCCATCATGTAGGGGATGCCGTTCTGGAAGGCCGAGGAGAACTGGTAGGTGCCGAAGTAGTTGCCGCCTCCACCGCCGCGCACGTCGTACTGGAACATGCCTTCCCGCTGCCCGATGCAGCGACGCAGCGGCTCTTGGGATGAGTGGTAGTAGCGACCCCGGTACATCGACGGGAGCGGTCCGCGCATGTCGTGGCCGCGACTGGAGTGCGCGGCACGGCGCTCGACAGACGGCGGTGACGGATCGGCGGGTAACGCCAGAACCGTTGCCATTACTAGGGAACTGATCATGGGTTCACCCGTTCTACTAGGTCGTATCCGGCGGCTCGCCGTTGTTCTCGATAGGTGAGGCGCTTGGTAATGCGGTACTTCTCCTTGTTGGCGAGGTAGTGGTTCTTGGCGCACGTCCGGCAGTTGCGCCTGTCTCTGTTCACGTAGGTGTTCTCAGGCGTGTACTCGTGGCCCTGCGGGCAATGGGTTTTGACGATGCTGGCGTGCCGCCGCTTGGCAGTCATGTCGGCCATGTTCTCGGCGTGGGTGCCGAGCCGAAGATGCGCGGGATTCACGCACGGCGGGTTGTCGCAGGTGTGCATCACTTCGAGTCGTCTGTGGAACATCCCGAAGTGGATGAACGCGGAGAATCGATGCGCGTACTGATATTTCTTGGTTCCGAATGCCTTGTGGTTGAGCATCCCGTAGCCCATTGAGCTGATGTGTCCCTGCCATAGCCAGCATTCGTCGTCACCGCGTTCGTCGACGAGCGACCAGAACTTCTCGGTTACGTGGATCGTCACAGCCAGTCCTTCCCAATTGCGAGCATCAGCAGCGCGAACACGACCAGCGCGCCGATGGGGATGAAGATGAGTGCGTTCACAGCAGGACCCCCTGCGCGATCTCGGCGGCGACGGCGCCGGACCCGGCGAACAGGTCGTCGACGGTGTCTGTCTCGGCGTCGTAGCCGAGAAGGTCGAGGACCCAGCGGGTCCACGCGGGGGGCTTGGCGCCGGTGAAGCCGTAGTTGACCTTTCGGATGTTGACCGCGTCCTGTGGATGCGGTCCAACAGTTCCGATGGACGATCGACGGCCTTCGGGGATTCGGACGACTACCGGCTCGTAGCTGTTCAGGACGCGGGCAGCGCCGGGCATGACGCCCTTGACCCAGATGCCAACGCGGAACGGGACGCTGCCGGGGATCATGGGGATGTAGGCGCGCAGGTTGTCGTGCGCCATCGCGATGGCCCAGCCGTCGTAGTCGCTGATCAGCCGGTCGACGAGTTCCTGATGCTTGGCCGGGTCATCCCACAGGTGCGCTTCGGGATGGTGATCCGCCGGCGCGTAGCTGATCCCGCGGTTACGGGCGACGGTGGTCGTGCCACGATCCCCGTACCACTCCGATGCTCGGCCTAGGTACGGCGGGTCTGCGATGCAGAGTTTCATGCGATGTCGTTTCCGTGCTGCACGATGCGAAGGTTCGGGGAGACCTGGCCGGCGGGGTGCCGCACCATCGACGAGATCAGGTGCTGGCACTGGTGGATGTGCTCGTCCTTGTAGGCGATCTCCGCCCGGAGCCGCTTCACGAAGTTCTCGTAGGCGACGATCGTGGAGACGGTGACGAGGGTGGCGGCGATGGCGCAGAACACTGCGAGGTTCTCCACGGTGGTTCCTTCCCTAGGTCCAGAGGGGGTGGTGCGGGGTGGGAGCAGCGACGGCCTTCCCCTTGCCAGCCGCTGCTCCCCGTTGGCCCGGAGGGGCCGATCCGGCGCACTGTGGGGACGCCGGACGAGGGGGGTCAGGCCGAAGCGGCCAGGAACTCCTCGACGGTCACGCCGAGGAGTTCGCAGGCGTCTGCCGGGCCGAGGGAGTCGGGGAACTGATCGCGTAGTGATAGCAACGTGTTTGCCATGTGGACGTTGATGCGCTCGGTGTCGACCTGCGATGACCGCTGCTGCCGCCACTCTTCAAGCTGCGCCCACGACATGACGTGGATGGCCTCGGTCTGGTAGACGATGGTGCCGTCGTCTTGGCGGCGCCTCGTGCCGAGCATTGCGGCCTTGCTGTGGCCTGTGCCGTTGTAGTTCACGAGGACCCTGTTCTCGTTCTTCGTGATGCGCTTCAAGTCGTTTCGGATGCCGTTGCGGATGTAGATGCGCTCGACTATGCGCGCCAGATCGAACTCGGCCAGCGCGCTTTCGGCGCGGTCGATGGCGGCGTCGTTGACGACGCGGGTGCCATTCAGTGACTCGGAGAGAACCTCATCCCAATCGCGCATTACTGACCTCCGTTGATGACACGCAGCCCAGTGCGAGCGCGCATGAATTTGTCGAGCCATTCGTTTACGTCGTTGCGGTTGCGGTCCCATGCGCGAACGTCCGCGTCGGTGAATGGCAGGACGGATGCGTCGACCGGGTCGATCTCGAATGGGGGCCGGATGCTGAGTGCGCGGTTGACGTCGCGCATGAGGTTGGCCTGCCGGTATCCGGCGTCTCCTTGGACGACGTTCATCACCGCGTCGGCTGCCGCTCGACCTGCCCGCGTCGGCCCGTCGAGAATCTCGCCTGTATCGGTGTCGACGTCCTGCTCGACCTTGGTTGACTCGGTGGTGCGCGACGTCGTGGTGATGTGGGCGGGGTAGGTCTTGCCGTCCTGACCAGTGACAGCCGAGGTGTTCAGTTCTGAACGGCTGAGGTCGGAATGGATCGTTCCCACGCTGACGCCGACCGCGCTAGCGATGGCCCGCGTCGACAGTCCCTGCTCGCGAAGGTTGCCCACGACCTCGCGGCGCTCACCTCGGGGTAGTCCGATGTGAACACCAGAGAACTCCGCGTCGCACAGGTCGTCCCACGACTCGTAACCGAGGGTCAGCCAGGCACGCCCGTGGAACAGCGCAGCGATGTCGTCGCGGGCTGACTCGACGTGCAGGCGGACGCGGTTGATGCGAGCGGTTGCCTCGTCGTGGGTGATGACGAAGTCCAGTTCGTCGCTCATGCGGCGATCAGCGCCTCAATGTCCTTGCGGTGGAACAGGTATGCGCCTGTCTTGCCGGGGAGTTTGCGGGCTGGCTTGAGTTTGCCGATGAGTACGAGTCGGTTGACGGTGGCGACGGTCTTGCCGAGGATCTCGGCAGCCTCCGCTGTCGTGATGGTTGTTTCTGGCATGTCGCAGAGACTTGCATACGCAAGCATCATAAGCAAGTCTCTCGGGCGGCGTGTTGCGTTATCCGTGGATAACGAGCAAACTTGCTTACGTGAGCGTCCAGCCGATCGGCAGAATCCCCGAGATCACGCTTCCTGTGCGCCTGCGAGTGGCACGCGAGAGCGCCGACATGGAGCAGGAGGACATCGCCGTCGCGCTGGAGATCAGTCGTGGGTCGATCAGCGCCTACGAGCGTGGTGTGACAGTCCCCAAGGGACTCGTCCTGCGTGCGTGGGCACTGGCCACAGGGGTCGATGAGCAGTGGCTGCGAACCGGAATCGACCCCACTACCGGCCCAACCGGCTTACAGCGGGGTAACACGACCGGATCAATCGCCCACGAGGCGAGCATCCACCTCATCCGGACGGCAGCGTAGGAGGTTCACACACGAACCATCACACGGGGGAACTGCATGAACGACCTGCTCATCCATGACTGGCTGGCCTGGCTAGGTGCGGGCAACGCCGCCCACTCGACCCTGCGGATGCGGGGCTACGCGCTCCGGTCATTCGCCCGCACCTGCGATCTGAGGGACGCTGACGGACCCGACGTGGTCTCCTACCTCGCGTCCCTACCCGGTGGCGCCTGGTCTCGCGCCTCCCACCTGGCGGCACTTCGCAGCTTTTATCGCTGGGGCACTCTGACGGGTCGAGTCGACCACGATCCGACGCGGCTGGTCCACGCGATCAAGGTCCCGGACGGGGTGCCGCGCCCGGTTCCCGAGCACGTCGTCCAGGCAGCACTGGCGACCGCAGACGACCGGACGCGGCTGATGATCCTGTTCGGCGCCTACGCCGGCCTGCGGCGTGCGGAGATCGCAGCCCTGCACTCGGTGAACGTGTCGGACACGGCGCTGACGGTTTGCGGGAAGGGTGGGCGGACGCGGGTCATCCCGATCCATCCCCGACTGCGTCCGTACCTGGACTTCACCGGGTACGCCTTCCCGTCGCACCGGACTCCCGGCGCCCACGTTCACCCGGACACCGTGGGCACCCATGTCGCGGCGGCGCTCGGTCGCGGTTACCACTGCCACCAGCTGCGACACCGGTTCGCGACAGTCGTCTACGCGGGCTGCCACGACGTGCTGGTGGTGCAGCGGCTACTCGGTCACGCGGACGTGGCGACCACGATGATCTACGTCGGGATCGGGCAGGAGTCCGAGCGGGCAGCGGTGCTGTCAGTCGCGTAATCTGAGGTCTGGGTGGCCTCGTTTCCTGGCGGTTTCGAGGCCACCCCCTTCCGTCAGCGCGCATCCGTCAGGCCATCGGGGTACCTTCGAAGCGAGTACCACCCTAAAACCGCCAGAGGAGCAATCATGAAGCGCACAGCCGTAGTTATCGCCGCGTCCGTCCTGACTCTCGGGCTAGTAGCGCCCGCTCATGCAGCGCCGTCCAAGATCGACATCGACGAGCTCCTGTTCCTTGCCACGATGCAGACGCACACCGATGCCCTCGCGCTCGCACCGGAGGACGATCTATTGAAACTTGGCCGGGTGACCTGCAAGGTGTTCATCGCGGGCAAGAGCATCAACCGTCTCGTCCACGACTACGAGGACACCGGGATTCCCCGGCTGGAGGTCGGCGTCCTGATTGGCGCAGCGGCGAACAACCTGTGCCCGAGCCAGCGCAAGAAGGTCCAGCGGTACATCCTGAGCCACTACTAGACAGCAAAGAACGCCCCCCTCCGAGGCATGGAGGGGGGCGTTCGGCTGTGCGGGCTGGGTCAGGCGGCGGGCTTCGAGATGCCAAAGACTTCTCGCGCCCTTGGCAGGCCGCTGTACTTCCATTCAATCCAGAGCCGATTGTTCTTGGCGGCATTGCACGGCTTGCACAGGCTCGCCAGGTTGCCGATGCCGTGCGTGCTGAACTCATTGGCGATGGGGATCAGATGCTCCATCTGGATGTTCTCGGTCGACCCGCAGGCAAGGCAGGGCGAATGGTAGGTGCGACGGAGATCCTTCGGCGTGATGACGTAGTTGGGGCGGCTGGCCTTGCGGGCGCGTCGGAGAAGCCAGTAGGCGTGAGCCTTGTCCTTGTTGCTGGCGTACCACTTGCGGTTATAGGCCCGCCTGCGCTCCGGGTTGGCCTTCGCCCACGCGCCGTTGTACTCGTTCACCTGTGATGGATTCCGCTGGTATCGCTCACGCTTCTTGCGGCGGTACTCCTCTGGGTTCCGGTTCGCGTATAGGCGTCCAGCCCTATCGCGGTACTGATCGAGGTTGTCCAGGCGGTGCTGCCGACTCCGATCGCGATACTGGTCGGGGTTATCCAAACGGTGTTGCCGCTTCTTGGCTGCCAGTTCTTCCGCGTGGCGTTCCCGGTAGGTGCGGTCGTAGGCGGGCTTCTTGTCCGTCTGCTTCCAGTATTCCTTCATGTACGCGGCCTTGGCATCCCGCTGCTCGGGCGTCTGTCGCGCTAGGCTCCGAGCCTTCTGCTCCCGAACCTTGTCTGGGTTGGCCTTACGCCATGCCTTCAGACGCTCCGCGCCCTTAGCTTTTGCCTCGGGGTCGGCGTTACGACTCTTTGAATACACGCGGCAGCATTCGATACATCGGGAGTCACGGCCAGCCTTGTAGCGAGGCTTCACATGGAAAGCCTCTAGCGGCTTGGTCTCGCCGCACTTACTGCAGGCCTTCTCTGTAGGTACGCTTTCCATATCGGCCTCTCAACTAGGTCGGTCACGCCCCCGGACGGTTGCTGCCGTCGCGGGGGTACTTGCTGCCTATTCTACGCGCCGTACTTCTTAATCCAGGACTGGACTTCGGCGTTGCTGTTGAGGATGTCGATCTTTCTATTGACGGCCCAGTCAGCGTGACGGGGCAGCCGGTAGGTGCCGGTGGTCGTCCAGTCGGAGGCGTCGGCGCAGGCGAAGATCAGCCGGACGAGGCCTTCCTTCTGCGCGACGGTGAAGTCCTTGGACAGGCCCTTGGACACGATCTCGACGCCGAGCATCCACTGGTTGCCGCGGTCCTTCGGGACGCCGAGCTGCTTCCACGGTGCGACCTTGAAGTCGCCGAGGCCGGAGTGCCAGCACGGGTAGGCGGCGGCGATATAGACGCAACCATCCCGGTCGAGGGTGAAGTTGGACGCGGGTGCGGAGAAGTGGTGGGCGACGTAGTTGATCTGGCCGTCGTTGGCGCCATGCTTGTTGCCGGGGTTGGCGGGGTTGGTGGAGTTGGTGGCTGCGCCGGCGGTGTGATGCAGGACCAACGCGACGGGCTTCTTCCCCGCCTGACCCTGCCACGGTCCCATCCAGTCGCTGTCCCAGTTCTTCATGAAGTGGGCCCGGTTGCCGAACTGGTACACGAGCTCAGCGTGGAGTGTCTGCGCGTACGTCATGGCGTCTCCTCGTCCACTGCGTCCTTGTCCTTGCCCCAGCGCGGGTCGGCGGGGTTGATGGCGACGACGAGCGGCTTCAACGTGGCGACGAGGGCGGCGATCACCCACACCTGCCACTCGTCGAAGTCGATGACCTTGTCGATGGTCCAGTGCGCTATCGCCATCGAGATGACGATGGCGACGAACGCCTGGAACCAGGAGGCGTACGGACTTTGCGCGAGCCATTCCTTGATGGCGACCATGATTAGTCCCCTATCTGCTTGACGATCTCGATGGCCTTCTCGGAGGCGTAGATCGCGCCTGCGACGAACATCAGCCGGGCGTTCTCCAAGCTCAGCGCCTCGACGCTGATCGCTTCCAGCCGTGCGATGAGGGCGGCCCGCTCCTCAGTTGTCATCGTCGGAGTCGTCACGGTGATGGCGGGGACGGTCGTCATCGTGGCGCCCGCCCCACTGGTGGGAGGCCCACATCATCAGGACGGCGGAGACGGTGGTGATGAACGCGGCGAGCGCCTGCGCTAGGACTGGCTCCACGGCTGCGCTCCTTTTTGCCGCCGTGATTCATCCTTCTCCAGCAGCCAGGAGCCGAACGCGATCACGATGATGCCGAAGCCGAGGGCGACGCCTTCGGCTTCCGGCTTGGTCAGGAGCAGGAACGCGGTGCGGCAGATGTAGACGAGGGCGGCGGAGAACAGGCCAACCTCGGCCAGGCGCTGCGACCCGGACCACCAGCCGGCGATCAGCGTGGACAGGGAGATGGCGGCGGCGATGGAGACGATGTCGCCGAGGAACAGCTCCTTGAAGATGCCGATGTTGAACAGGTTGTAGATGAGCAGGGTCGCCATGACGATCGCGAGGCCGAGGGCGACGGGCTTGATCCTGCGCCCGAGGAACGTGATGCCGTCCAGTGTCATCCCGGTCACGTGGGCCTACCTTCCTGTGATGGCGAAGATGACGCCGGCGACGCCGACGGCGACTCCGATGAAACCCGTGAGGTACATCCAGGCGTCCTTGCCGCCAGCCTTCGCTGCTACGGCGGAGTCGATGCGGGAGCTGTTCACGGACACCAGCGCGGTCAGTTCCCGCAGGCGAAGGCTCATGGCGTTCATCTGCGTTTCCAGCGACTCGCGGGTCGCGAACGTCGCCGTCTGATCCGACAGTGTCTGCCGGAACTCGTTGACGGACTCGAACCTCTTGTCGGCGGCGGCTTCGGCTTTGATGACGGCTTTCTCCGCGCTGGACAGGGCCGTCTGCACGGCACGCTCGGCGGCTGCGAGGGCGGTCGTCATCGCCAACTGTTGCGCGGAGAATGCGGCGTCTACGGCCTTCGTCTGCGTGGCGTACCGCTCGTCGAGGAGGGCGACGAGGTCGTCGTGCCGCGAGAGCATGGCGGCCATCGCCGTGTCGATCGTCCAGCCGCTGATCTGGTCGGCGGTCTCGCCAGGCATCAGGTGCGCCGGAGGAACCAGACGACGATCAGCACCACGACGACGACGAGGATCAGCCCGACGAAGGTCATGGTCAGCGCCGCACGAGGATGACGATCAGGGTGATGGTGACGACGATCGCGGTGTAGACGTTCAGGATGTCGTTCACGGTTCTCCTATGGTCGGTTGCGGGTTGCCCAGGCGTAGGCGAGGAAGAACAGGTCGCCGATGAACGCGACCGCGATAATCCCGATCGACCACCAGGACATGTGCTAGGCGATGCCTGCTGCGTCCGTTGTCGCCTTGTCCTTCGCCGCCGCGATGGCTACAGCGTTCTTGCGTTGCGCTTCCCGCTCGGCTTCCCGCTGCTCCCACTCAATCAGCACCTGACGCCAGTAGCGGGCCGTCAGTTCCTTAAACGCGACGACGGGATCGTACTGTGCGGCTTCGGGGAACGTGCCGTTCATGGCGGCGATGAGGCGGGGGACGAGGGCGTTCGGTACGTCGATGGTCACGGTTGCCATGTGCTGCTCCTATGTGTATGGAATGGTGCCACTTGCTGTGCCGGGATTTGTCGCAGGCCAAGCGTCGTTGGTGACGAACGTCAGCACCCCGAAACCGTTACCGACTGCGGTGTAGGTCCCCCCGGATGCGACAGTCCCGTTCGAAGCAATCGTGTAGAACGGCCATTGCGGAGCCAGCCCGTATTGGGCGAAGAATGAATGGACCGGATCTGCTGAGCGGAAACCCGTGGGAAGCAGGTAGATGGCGGGTGTCGTAGCCGCCGCTCCACTCATCGCCTTCGCCAGCACGTGAACCGTATTGCCGAGTCGCCGGATGAGGAACCCCGTTCCCGTCCACCCGCCAATGAGGCTGGCTGTCACGTCCCGCCAGCCCGTGTCCCCGTACACCAACTGCCAACGGTTGTTGATCGTGTCCCAGGCGAACTTGCGCCTCCCGACTGTCTCATCCCAGTACGAGAGTCCTTGGGGGGTGGAGAGGAGCCGGTTGCGTAGCGCCCCACTGTCCAACTGTGCGTCAGTGAGGAGTCCCATCAGTAGGCCCTGCCTTTCATCCAGTCGGACACCTGCGTGATCTCGGCTGCGGTGAGGACGCGGCGGAACACGGCGGCGGCAGTGAACTCCATGTCTGTGTACGACGTTCCTGCGGCAGCCAGACGACCAACCCGCATGGCATTCGCGTTAGCGAGGGTCGCCGTCGTTGTGTCAGCGACCGCAGTACCCGCGACACCGTTGGAGTAGGCGGTGATGAACCCCGCCGAACGGACACCCGCAAGTGTCGTCAACTGCGCAGCGACGGCAGGCATAGTAGCCACAGGATTGTTCGTTCCGTCATGCACCCACATGCGAGACAACGCGCCGCCGCTTCCAACAGTCAGCATCCAGCCAGCAGTCGTTCCGTCAGACTTGGCTATCGCTGGCGTGTTCGCGATTGCCGCCCAACGTCGATATGCGGCCACAATCGTGAACGAGTCCGTCGCCCCGAAATCCAGCAAATCAGAGTCCGGCACTTCCATGTAGTCGTCGGTGCCGAACAGCCACACCGGGGCCACCACCGCCACCGACTTCCTGCCCGCCGTGGAACGGTTGATGGTGACGGCCTGCCCGGTGAGGGCGTTGAACGTGGTGGCTGCACCGGTGCCGATGACGGACGTGTCGACGTCTAAGACGGTGGGGCCGTCGATGCCGTTCTTGACGATTGCGCGGTAGAACTTGCCGGTGGGAATGTACACGCTTCCCGTATCAAGTCCGCCGACGTGGATGATGGACGTTGGCGCGAAGATGACCGCGACTCCCGCAGTAGTGACCGTCGTCCCCAACTGGGTCCACGCCACACCATCATCGGACAGGTAGAACCGAACGTCATTACCAACCGCGCCGTTATCGGCGTCAAGCGTCGCCCTAACCCACTTAGCCGTCCCGTCGGCGACCCCGGTAGCAACCGTGGATGTGACGGTTACCGTCGTCGCCGTCCCCGTTGGCGACCATTGCAGGTTGAGTTTCCCGGTCGCATCAAGAAAGAGAATCCACGCCCGCTGATTTCCCGCTGACGTGTATCTGCCGACGATGGTGCTACTAGCGGCGGGCGTCCAGTCATCGAACGCCCACTTTGCCCGGACGTCTAGGTCGGTGACGGCGAACGCGGACTCGCTCGGCACTGACAGGTAGCTACCGCTCACCCCCGGCAGGTACACGTATGGCGTCCCCGTGTAGTCCAGCTTCTTCGGCTGATTCCCCGCCGTCGCCTGCGCCGCATTCAACGCCGACCCACCCCACCCCAGATTCGCTGCACCCGCACCGGTGGAGCCGGGGGCTGCGGCGTCGATCCACCACACCGCCTGTTTCAACAGCCGCTCAGCGGGGTGCGGGGTGACAGGAGTTGGGACAAGGATGGAACCCGTCAACACACCCGCTGCTGCGGTGAGTGCCGATGTCGCGGCCTCCAACGCTTTGGTGGTGGCGGTAGCGGCCTGCGCCGTCGCTATCCCTGCCTGCGCGGTCGCAACCCCGGCCTGCGTGGTGGCGGTGGACTCGGACGCGGCAGCCAGGTCGGCTGATGCGTCGGCGGCGATAGCCGACCCGGCGGCTGCGCCCTGGCTGGCCAGGGCCGCGTCAGCGGATGAGTCGGCGGCGACAGCGGAACCGGACGCCGCGTCACGGGCAATCTCCGCGAGTCCCTTCGCGGTGGCCGCGTCCTGCGCGGACCCGCTGGCATCACCGGCGGAACCGGACGCCGCGTCAGCGAACCCGCTGGCATCCGACGCGGACCCGCTGGCGGCGAGCGCGGAACCTGCCGCCAGTCCCACCTGCGTGGTGGCCGTCTGCGCGGACGCGGCCGCGGCGTCGCGGGCGTTCTCCGCCGCGAGCTCGGCGGCCTGCGCGTCGTGCAGTGCCTGCGCCGCCTCGGGGGTGATGTCACCCATCGGGATGTCGAACTCGAAGATCGCGTGGTGGAGGTCGCCGACGTTGGTGACGGTGGGTTCCGAGCCGGGGGGCAGCGCCGTGGTCAAGCCGACGTCGAGGGTCGCGGCCTCACCGGGCAGGCCGACGACCTGCCGGGAGATGACGACGTTCGGTGACGCCAGGCGGGTGACCTTCAGGGTGCTCACGGGGTGACCTCCGGCGCGGTGACGGACGGGCGGACGGTGAATGGGCCGGCGATCGGGTAGTGGGGGTGGGAGTCCGCGTCGAACGCCCGCAGGTCGAAGGCGTACACGTCCGGGTCGATCGGGGACAGGAACACCTCCGACAACGTGACGGCGATGACTGTGGAGGTGACGGCGTCGACCGTTTCGAGTGTGATCGTGATGGAGCCGTCCGCGACGGACAGTTCCCCGATCAGTGTCGAGGACTGGTCGGCCTTCGCCCGGACCTGCATGACGGCGTCCGTCCAGGGCAGGGGTGCGCCGTCGACGCTGAACGCCCACCGGACGACGTCGTACCCGTCCTGCGGCACGCTGATCTGATCGCGTGCAGTCTCCACTGTGTCTCCCCTACATCGGTATTTCGTAGCGGACGAGGAACGCGCCAGTCATCCCCGAGAAACCCCACAATCCCGGTGCGGAACCACCGCCACCGCCACCGCCGTACTTGCCTGCGGCGGCGTAGGAGGCGTGCGGGGCGTCCATGCCGTACCCCTGGAAGCCGGTCCCATCAAAGTCGAGGCTCAGGTTCGAGCCACCAGTCCCGTCGACGCCCCAACCTCCGGGGGTGCCACCGGCAGCCGACAGGGACAAGGCAGTGGACGTTCCGCCCGCTGTGCCTGTTGGCACGTCACCGCCTGCACCCGGTGCCCCGATACCTACGGGGTACGCCGCTGCGGCGAGAGCGGTGGAGCCTTGGACGACTATGCCGCCCGCACCCGACGCGCCGCTGCCGGGATCGCTGTAACTGGCGGAGCCGCCGCCAGCACCGACGAGGACGTATTCGAACGGGCTGATGGCCCTCGCCACAGTGAACGTCGCGCTGGCGGTGAACACGTGCAGTGCGTACCGCTTCCCACCGATCACAACGGTGGAGTAGGTGCCGCCTGTTGCCTCGTTGAACATCGGGAACACCAGCGCCGAGCCGACGAACGCCTTGGAGACCTGCGTCGAGCCGAGGTACATCTTGTCGGCGTGGTTGAAGTCGACCATGTCAGCCGACGATCACGTACAGGACGGTCGACAGTTTCGGGGTCAGGGCGGTGTATGCGGCCTGCGTCATCACGGTGATCGTGGTGATCGTGGCGCTGGAGACCTGGTTCTCCCAGTCCGCACCGTCGGACCGCTGCAGTGTCCCCGTCGTCTCGTTCCACACGACTCGGCCCGCACGAAGCTCCGCACCCGCCAGGGCGGCGATCTCTGTTCCCGTCAGCGACGAGATGCCCGGCATCGCGTCGACAGCCTCGGCGAGGGCCTGCTGCTGCGTGTGCCCCGCCGGGGAGTCGGTGCCCGCGTAGTACGGGTAGCCGAGGTCAGTGGTCGCCATCATTCCTCCTACGGAATCCAGGTGGTCAGGTCGTCCCAGGTGTCGAACGCGGCAACGACCGCATCCCAGTCCGCGTATCCGGCGACGACCTCGTTCCAGATCGACCCGGCGACGGTCTGCAGTTCCAGGTCGATCCCGGCGGGCTTCTCCGCCCACGCCGCCGCGAGTGAGGCTGCCGAGTCGGCGGTCTCCGACGTCAGGGTGACGACGGTGATGAGGTACGGGTCGACAGTGCTGGCGTTCGGGTAGATGCGGACCATCTTGCTGCCGGTCAGGGTGCGGGCGACGGCGGTGCGGATCGCGTTGACGGACCCGCGGCGCTGCGTCTCGGTGGACTGGGCGATCGCGGCGCGGACGTCCGCGTCAGGCAGGACGGTGGTGTCGATCCCGACCAGCCAGCCGAGCCACGGCAGGTAGGCGCGTGGTGCGGCGGCAGGGTTGACGATCTCGCTGGTGCCGGTGACGGACGTGTCCGGGTCGGCGATGGTCAGGAAGTCGGCGGCCTTCTCCAGCCCGCTTGACGCGCCCGCGAGGAACCGCAGCGTCGTCCAGTCGGTTGCGGGGTCGGCGGCCTGCACGTAGTCGGGCAGCAGCCGGTACACCTGCTCCGCGGCGACGTGGACGCTGGGGCGGGCCATCTAGGACACCGTCACGGTGATCGTGCCGACGATGGCGAGCTGCTCCGGTGTCAGGGTGACCGTTGTCGCCGGTGCGGTGACCGTGTCGACGTAGTCCACGCCGGTCACGTCCGCGGCGATGTCGATGATCTCCGTCACCATGATGTCGCGGCCCCACGTCCACACGTCCGGGGACATCCACGCCGTCAGCGCAGCGGTCACGTCATCACGCACCGTCGTCGTGGAGTAGCCGGGCAGCGCGACGACGGCGAGGGTGATCGCCTGGGTGACGATGTCGGCGTCCTCCACATACACGGTCAGCATCGCGGAGGAGCGTTCCATCATCGCGGCCTTGATCTCCGCCTTAACCGCGGCCGACAGCGCCCCGCCGCGTCCCTGCACGTACACGGTCAGGTCCCCGAGGTCGGTACCTGCGGTGCCGCCGGGGTGGAACAGGTCGACGGTGGTGGCCCGCAGGACGCGGGTGTCCTCCAGCGCGTAAGCCGTGAAGTGGGAGGGCAGGACCAGCGAGCTGGTGACGCGCGCCAGGACGGTGGAGGCGCGGTCAATGAACGAGGCGTCCGACTCGGGGTCGGACCCACCCGTCAGGGCGGTGGCGATGGCACCGGAGACGACGTAGGGGATCGCGTCGAGCAGGTCGACGCCCATCCCGGCGGTGATCGAGTTACCGGCACCGCTGGCGGCCTCCGTCGCCACGGGCACCGTGATCGTGGTGGCCCCGGTGACGGTCGTGGCCGCGGTGACGAGCAGCACCAGCCCGGTCGTCGGCTCTGAGAGTCGCTGCCCTGCGGTGACGGTCAGGTCCCGTGTCCCGTCCAGGGTGAGGGTGACGGTGCCAGCGGCTGACGTCCCCAGCGAGCGGGGCACCCCGTACAGGCCGATGACGCCCTCGACCGCGAGAGTGATCACGCGATTGAGGGCGTAGATGGTGTCAGCGGACGCGGTGGCGAACGCCTCCAGCAGGATCACCTCGACGGACCCGTTGCGGGGCCGCGCGGTGGGTGCGAGCGCCTGGAACGTGGACAGTGCGGAGTCGAACACGGCCTGCGGGTCACGGTCGTCGACCGTCAGGTTGATCGCGGCCAGGTCCAGATCCTTCACGACTGGCTCCAATCAACATCGACATGCACGCGGATACGGTCAGGTCCGACCGTGGTCAAGGTGATCGCGGTGGCGGTGATCTCCGGCTCGCAGACCGCCAGTGCGCCCGCGACGGCGCTGGGACTGATCCCCACGCCGGAGGCGTCGGTGATGCCGTAGGCGGGTGCAAGCGACCGCTCACCGCGCAGGCAGGCCAGGACGTGCCCCGCCAGTTCCGCGGCGGCACGGTTGGACTGGTCGTCAATCGTGACGGCGGCACCGGCGGAGTCCAGCCGCATTGGGTGACTGATCATCTGCACGGTGTCTCCTAGCCGACGATGCCGGTGACGATGAAGTCATTCGGGGTGTCCTCGATGACGCGGACCACGTCCCCCGCCTTGTAGGTGGAGAACTCCTGCGGGGACACCTTCGTGCGGTGGACGATCGCGGGCAGCGGACCGAGCTCGATGCCTGGCAGGATCGCCTGGATCATCACGTAGACCCCGTCGGTGTCGGTGCGGGTCACCATCCCGATCACGTCGTTGACCCCTTCTTCTTCGTCGGCGGGTGCGGCTGCGCCAGCGTCAACGTGACGGGGGAGAACCCGTCAGCGGTGATGTTCACCCCGTCAACGAGGTAGATCCCGTTGCGCCTGCCGTGGCCCGCGAGGTCGACCCGGTCCCACGGGCGGACCTTCACCCCGTACCCGTAGGGCACGGTCAGGGTTCCCGTGGCGTAGTTGTCGGTGACGTCGGAGTCCTGCGTGATCTCCACGCTGATCGCGTCGGAGGTGGGGCTGGCGTGCCGGGTGACGGGCCACAGCCGCTGCCCCGTGGCGTGTCCCTGCCACGCCCAGTAGCGGGAGCCGAACCACAGCCGCCCACCCCACTCGCACCAGGAGAACTGCTGATCCCCGGCGAGGTTGCTGATCACGTCCAGTTCGGACTGCCGGTCGCTGCCGGATGACTGGGCGATGGTGCCCTGCTTCGCGGACGGCTGGCAGACCGCGATCCCGCCTGCGGACTGGACGCGCGAGGCGACCCACGCGGACGGGGACACCTTCTTCTCCGCGGACGCCTTGTAGGTGCGGCGCAGCCTGCGGGCAAGGGTGGAGCGGCAGTCGAAGGAGTGGATGATCGTGTCGTCAGCGCCCCAGGTGGACGTGATCGCGGCGACCTGCCACCCGTCACCCATCCACGTCACGGGTGTGCCGGGGACCGCCAGCGTCGACTTCGCGACCGTGCCGTTCAGGTCGGAGGCGGTGATCGTCAACTGCGCGACGGAGTCTGAGGAGCCGTCCAGCGTCAGCCCGGTCAGCACCTGCTCCAGGTCCGCGCCGAGCTTGGTGGTGCCTAGGCGCAGGGACGCGGTGTCGATCCTCATCGGTCGGATGGCTGCCGGGGCAGCAGGTCAGGCCGGCGGGTGCCGAGCCGTTGCGCGGCACGCACCTGCGGGGACCGGCGTGCCGGGGAAGCGGCCTCCGTATCGGACAGGCCACGGGGGGCGTCAGGTGCGGGGACACCCTCCGGTGAGATGTCAGCCCAGCCGTCAGGATCGGTCATCGCTTCGGCTTCTTCCCGACAGGGCCGACAGCGACGGAGGCGTCGGACGCGGAACGCAGGGAGATGACGACGTCGACGGCGCACGCCTGCCCGTCCGGTGCCCAGTCCGTCTCGTTGGCGCCGGCCTCAGCGACGCGCCACGTGCCACGGTCGGACTCCCCGAGCATCAACTGGACGACGGGTTTCGCGGCAGCCAGTGCGCGGATCGCGGCCAGCTGCTTGCCGACGGACTCCAGCACGTCACCGGAGTTGAGGGTGAACGCGATACGGACCGACGGCAGCGGGTCGGATGAGCGGGACAGGATCGGCGCACGTCCAGGGCGCTCGGTCTCCGCCCAGTTCGCAGCCCAGCCGGAGTATTCGATCTCGTCCGGCCACCACGGCAGGACCAGCGGCGGCATTCCGGAGCTCAGGAGGCGGGCCATCTGGCCTTCCCGTGCGGCGCGCCCACTGAGGACCACGGTTGCCCCGGCCATCAGCGTGTCCCTGCCGTGCGTGCCTTGCGGTCGCGCTCCTGCTGGCGTGCGACACGGGCGAGGGTGAGGTCGAGGTCCATCTGCGTCTGCGGGTACACGTGCAGCGTCCCGACGAGCGGTCCGTCACGGCCCACGGTGGAGGCAGGCAGCGTGATGCGGGGGGCATTGACGATAGACGGCAGGGTCGGGGTCCGGTCGGCGACGTTCAGCCTGCCGAGGGTGTCGTAGCCGAGCGCCCTGGCCGCAGCGGCGCGGATCACGTACTCGCCATTGCTGACCATCACGGGGATCGAGTCGGAGGTGCCGGTGCCGGGACCGAACACGGGACCGCCTGCGGCACGCTTGTAGACGGGGGTGTCACCCGTGCGGGCGATCGCCCCGGCGAGTCCGGCAAGTTGCGCCCGGACTAGGGCGATCTTGCTGAGCGCGCGGTCCAGTGGCCGGATCAGCGCCGTCTGCATCGCGTCGGGGATCTTCGCGCCCGTGATGGCGCGCTTGAGTTGCGGATAGGTCTGGCGTAGCGAGTCCATCTGCTGCTTGGGCTTCTTGAACGTGCGGGCCAGCGCGTTCGCGGCACCGATCGCGTTCTCCGCGTTCTCACTCGTCGGCGTCTTGTTGAACGTGTCTAGGGCCGTGTTGTAGTCGCGGCGTGCCTTACGGCGGGCCATCGCTGCGTCAACGGCGTCCATCGCGGAGGCGACCCGCGTCAGGGCGCGCTCGGACGCGGTGGCCTGCAGCGCGACGTGACCCAGTGACCCGGCGAACTCATTCGTCGGGGCGATGGCCTGCTGCGCGGACAGGGCGGCACGACGGTAGGCATCGTCAGACTGCTCAACGGCCTGCGTGGCGTCCTCGGTGCTGTTCGTCACCCAGTTGATAGCGGTGCCGACCGCGAAGATCGACGGCACGAGCATCGGTGGGGCGAAGCTCTTGATCGCCGAGAGGAACCCGTCGACGGGGCCGGTGCTGGTGTTCGCGACGTCACCGACGCCCTTGATGCTCGTGACCACGGCGGCCAGTACCGCCACGACTGGCACCGCAACGCCTGGTCCGATTCCCAGCCCGATCGTCTTCAGCGAGGTATTGAACGCGATGAGCCGCGGGGTGGCGATCATCGCGGCGACACCGACAGCAGTGACCGCGAAGCCGACCTGCTGCAGCGGCTGCGGCAGCGCGGTGAGGTACCCGACGATGGGCTTCATCACCGTCACCATCGTCTGCAGCGCCGGCACCAGCGAGGCGCCGATGGTCTCCTTCAAGTTCTCGAAGTTCTGGTTGGCGATCGCGAGCTGCCCGGCGGTGGTCTGCCCGAACGCCACGCCGACGCCGCCGACCTGCCGCTCCAGGATCGCCATGATCGCGGAGTAGTCCGCAGCACGATCACCGCTGGCCTTGAAGTTGATACCCATCGACTTCAGGGCCTTCGCGTTGCCCAGCATCGCCTTGCCCATCGTGGACGCGGCGGAAGGCAGGTCTTGCCCGGTCGCAATCGCGTAGTCGGTGACCAGGGGCATCAGTTCCTGGATCTGCTTGCCCGTCAGGTCGAACCGTGCCAGCAGCGCCTCAGCGGACGCGAGGGCATCATCGTCGGTGCCTGTCAGGTTCATAATCGACGTGTTCAGGGCGTCGAAGGACTGCCTGGTGACGTCCTGGATCTTCGGGAAGCGGCCATACGCCTGCGTCAGCATGACCTGCTGCTTCTCAGCCTCCGCGAACGCCTGAATGGACTGCTTGGCGAGCAGCAGCATCGCGGCCCCTGCGACAAGGCCGGCGTTGCGGATCGCCGTCGAATGCTTCGTGATCGTCTGCCCGAAGCGACCCACCGCGGTGGTGGCCCTGTCGGCCTCCGACCGGGTCTTACGCAGGGCATCGTTGGCGATCTTGGACGCCTTCGCGGCCTCCCGCTGCTTCTCGGCGAGACGGTCGAACTCGTCACCGAGCCGCTTGACGTCCCTGGCCGCCTCCGGTGAACCCGTGGAGTCGAACACCTTCTGCGCCTTCTGGCGTTCCCTATTGAGGTCCGCCAGCGCCTTGTTCGCCTCCCGCAGTTTCGCGGACATCTCGTCTTTGGCGGTGAGCTTGACGGACAGTTCGTCGGCGAAACCGGCCACGTCACTCCCCCTCGCTCATGTCCGCGGCAGCGGACTCGTAGAACAGGCCCATCAGTTGCAGGTCGGACTCCGGGCGGTCAGCCACGGTCACCGGATCCTGGTGGAACGCACGGGCGTACCGCTGAAGGAACGTAATCAGCGGGTGCTCGTGGTCGGGGTCATCCCCGCTCAACCAGCGTTCGTAGGGTCCGGGGCATCATCGACCATCACGTCGTCACCCGTGCCGTACCCGGCCTCAGCCATCAGCTTCTCCGCGATCGCGGAGGTGATGCCATCTGACCCGTACAGGGCGCGGATCGCCTCGGACGGGCTTGTCGCGTCGAGCAGGGCCATCACGGCCCGGTCGCGGACCGTCAGCGCGGTCCCCGACTCGTCGGTGACCTCCTCGCCCATGTTGGACAGGCCCACGTTGTACGCGGCGAGCACGGCGGCGTCGAAGTTGTACCGGGCCTTGCGCTTCGCTGCCTTCTCCGCACGGTCAAAGTACGGTGCCAGTTCGGCGCGGTCCAGCGGCAGGCGGTACGTGACCGTCCACTCCGGGCAGTCCGGATGCGTGAACACCAGTACGCGCGCCTTGCGGGCAGCGATCTGTGCCTTGATCCGGTCGGCGAGGGAGCGCGACACGATCGCCGCGCCCTCCTCGTCACCCACCGAGAAGTCGACGCTGTCGGACATCACGCGCCGGCAGCGACGGACAGCACGACAGTCAGCACTGACTCGTCGGCGCTGTTCGCGTCCGAGCCGGTGCGTGACATCGACTGCACGACGTAGTTGTACGTCTTGGGGACACCCATCGGCACCCCGTCCGTACCGAGTGACGTCAGGGACAGCGTCCCGTTGTTGAAGAAGTCGGGGCGTGCCTCGAACTGGGTGACCAGTGCCGCGTCGCGCGCCTCATCCCAGATGCGGGTCACGGTGATGTCGTCGAACTCCAGGCGGCCACCGATCACCTCCTGGGCGAAGTTCGCGGCGCGACGTCGCTTGGACACCGAGCGCGAGGCGTTGGGATCGGAGCACGTCTCCCAGTCGCCGGTCATGTTGGACAGCCCGATGAGGGTGCGATCCTTGGTCAGAGTCGGTGAAGCCATGTCTGTATCTCCTCGGGTGTCGTGTGCTAGAGGGTGACCGTGGCGTCGCCGACAGCGACGATGAGGTCAACGAAGTCGATGGACTCCGTCAGGCGCAGACTCAGCTTCGCCTCGATGCGGTTGTCGGCCGGGGCGGTGCCGGTCGAAACGGAGACGGTGTAGCCGGGGTCGATCTCGCGGCCATCCGTCCCACTCCGCGGGAACAGGTACGTCCCCTTGTACTGGGCGAGCATCCCCGCGAGCTCTCCGGCGAGTTGCGCCTTGCGGGCACCGGACGCCGGGTAGCCGGTCGCCGACTCCAGGATCTCCTCGGCGGCTGACGTGACCGTGTTGACCAGGTCGCGGTACTGGCCGCCGATGAGGTTGTTGTTGCCACCGGGTGCCTTCACCATCGTGTAGGTGTACAGGCGGGTGTACGCGCCGACGGTGCGGATCACCGAGACGCGGGCCGTGTTCAGGGTGGCCCAGTCCGTCGAGTTGACCTGGTATTCGGGGGTCACGTCCACGATGGCGCGGGCGTACTCCAGTGGCATCGCCGATTCCCCGGCACCGACGCGCTGGGCTGCTGCCCGGACGCCTGCGACGAACCCGCACGGGTCGATCGTCTTGATGCCACCGGAACCGTCGGGCACGGTCACCCACGGGCCGACCAGGTCGAGGTACTCGGAGTTGGTGTACGCCTTGATGGTGGTGGCGGCAGACGTGATGGTCGCCACCGTGGCACCGGAGGCAGCCGTGACCAGGCCGTGCCGCTTCATCGCGGCGCAGTGGGTGGCGAGGATCTGGCCGACCGTCCCGAAGGGCAGTCCGGGGATCGCGACGACGCCCGCACCGAAGTCTGAGGAGACCAGCGCGAGGCTGGTCGCCCAGGCGACGTTCGCGAAGTCGTCGGCGCCCGACGCCAGCGGGGTCGCACTGACTGGGCTCGACGGCAGGGTGCCGCTCGAGGTCACCACGATCCTGTTCGACTGGGCAGCGTTGAGGATCAACTCCGCCGCGGTCGCCCCGACGTAGGTCTCGGTGGCGCTTCCGGCAACGATGGTCAACGTGGTCGTCGAGGACGCCCAGGCCGCCGTCCACCCGTTCGCGTGAGCGCCGGGGTCCTTCGCCGTGACCACGATCTTGCCCGTGTCCAGGCTGATCGTGGCCTTGACGGAGGTGGGACCGCTGGCGCGCTGGACGACGACCTCGGAGGCACCGCATCGCAATGCGAGCTGCGCGGAGTCGTACATCGCCGCCCCGCCGGTACGGGTTCCGTAGGTGGCCTCGTAGCCCGCCATCGACGTGATGACGGTCGGCTTCGTCGCAGGACCGGCCTGCGTCTGGCCGACGATGATGAACCGTCCACTCTTGGGCCCTGCGGCTGCCGGAGCGGACGGGGAGGTGCTGATGGTGCTGCTCACGCGGTCGCTCACGGCGTCTCCTCGGTATCAATGACAGCGTCGGCCTTCGCCGCGCCGGACTTGCTGGGCTTGCGTGCGGGTGGTGCGGTTTCCTCAGCGTCGTCGGCAGGGACCTCAACGGCCCCGATGACGACCTCGGTGGTGCTCACTCGGGACATCTGGTCTCCTACTCGGGTAGTGCTTCGTCGGAATCAACAACGTCCACGGTCACGTCTGCCCCGATGAGGGCGGCCAGTGCCGTGGTCGGCATGAGGGTTTCAGTGGAACGGATGCGGACGTTGATGGTGCCGGCGGCCAGCGGGTTGCCCCGCAGCGTCTGCGCCGCGGCACCCGTGTCCTCCGTCGGCATCGGGGTCTGCAGAATCCAGGTGTCATCGTCCAGCCGTGCGGGCATGATCACGCACTCGCGCGCGGCGAGCATCAGCCGGTCGCGTTCAGCGGTGACGGTGACATCGTCCGCGAACTCGCTGTTCTCCACCGCGACCACGATCGTCACGTCGTAGTCCACGTCGAACACGGCGATCTCGCCCGCCGCTGACGCCTGGCGCCGGGTCATCCCCACTGTTGACGTGGAGGTGACGACCACGCACGGGTACATCGCGGGATCGTTCTGGGGCAGGTTGTCGGCGGCGATGTAGGTGGACGGGTCGAGTGGACCCTCCACCTCCAGGGCGAGCCGGATCATCTCCAGCCGTATCGGCATCCACGTCTGCAGGTAGTCCAGCAGAGTCGCCTTGATGTTCTCGTGGCCCTTCATGCCCCGATACCCATCACATCACTGAACGCACGTAGCAGCGCGGTCCGCTCAGCCGGGGAGAACCGGGGAACAGGGTTGCGCTGCGGCACGCCGTTGCCGTGCAGGTGGTATTTCGCGTACTCGATGACAGCGCCACGCTGCGGGCCGAGGATCACGAAGTGGGGACTGGACGATCGCGGGGTGGGGCTGGACACCTCATTACGGAGCATCCCGGTGCGCACCAGCGGGGAAGAATCCCGGCCCATGCGGCGCTTGTCCATGATCGTCTCGTACTTCAGCGGGGCCCAGCGACCAAACGACGCGGTCGCGAACACCTTGCGCTGGCGCTCCGCCCACACCTGTCCGACGCCGTCCCACATCGGGGAGCAGTCCTCGGCCAAGTCGGCAAGCTCATCAAGGCGCGCCTCTAGGTTGCCGGCGGGGCCGCCCGCTGCCCGTGCTCGTGCGCGGGAACGGACCTTGGAGGCGTAGCGGGAACCTGCGCTCATGCCCAGCCATCCACGACTGCCAGCGCGGCAGCCTCCTGCTCGGCCTCACCGCGACCGACCATCCGAACGGTGCGAAGCCGGAGCCCCGTCAGGGACGCCAGAACATCACGCTCGTCGTCAGTCAGCAGCCGTACCGCACCGCCCGCGTAGTTCAGGCCCTCCGGCCCGGTGTACGACGTGCGCTGCTGCGGGTTCGTCAGCAGCCGACCGGCGACACGCAACGCCACAAGCTTGGCAGCCAGCGGCGCATCGGCGTCGGTCCACACGTCGGCGCCGGGGACGAGGGAGACGACCAGGGCGGACGCCATGTCGCAGCACTGCTGCGCGGACTGCGTGTGGAAATCGCTGAACGTCGTCGTCTGCTGCAGGTGCAACTGCAGTTCGGCGATGGTGATGATGCTCATCGACTGCTCCAGACGTAGGTGGGTTCGGGGTGTGCCGGGGGCGTCTGGCTGATGACGCCCCCGGCACGGCTCCGGCTAGGAGATGTCGACCGCGTTGACGTACTTCACGAACGCCTCCGGGTCGTTGACGAGCCATCCGTACTCAGCCTCAGCGCGCACCGCGACAAGGTTGTTCTCGAACAGCGACACCAGCTCGGCGCCGATGGTGACGGTCGCCTGGGTGGAGATGTCGTAGGAGATCCCGCCGACGGTCCCCCACGCGGTCTGCGTCCAGTCGCCGCCGTAGCCGAGGGTTCCCTCGGTGGCGTCGTAGACACCGTCGCCGAGCACGGTCCGACGACCGAGCAGGCGACCGAGGCGAACCGGGCCGGCCTCCTCAGTGAACGGGGACTCGACGAACAGGGGGCGCAGGACGGAGTCCTTCGCATCGTTCAGCTCAGGCTCGAACCGGGTGTCGAACGCGAACCCGGTCAGCTTCTTGCTGTCGTTGACCAGGAGCCGCAGGCCGGCATTCAGCTCGCTGTACACGTTCGTCAGCGCGCCGTCAGCGCCAGCGGCGTCGGTGAACTCGACCTCCTTAGTGGACTGGTCGAGGAACGTCGCGAACGGGGTCGAGGTGCCGTGGAACGCGGCAGCGTCGAACGCGAGGGCGAACGCCTCGCCGACCTGGTTCTGGATCTCCTGCATGTAGCCACCCGGGTTCGCCCGGACGACCTCAGCGGACACGACGGCGATGACGGCGAGCTTCTTAGGCACGATCGACTTGATCGACAGGGTCGACTCCGACGTCGGCTTCTTGCCAGCCTCCTCGACCCAACCGGCGGTGAGCTTGCCGGTGGTCACGGGGATGGACACGCCGGCCGCGCCGAGCGGGACCTGCTTGGCCAACTGCTGGGCGATCGAGGACCGCCGCGCCTGCTCGAAGATCGGCGCTGACTGCGCGGGGGTGAGGAATCCGGTGAACCCGGAAAGGGTGGTGGCGGCTGAAATAGCCATGATGAATCTCCTAGGAGTTGGGCATCATGCGATGCCGATGGCGTTGCGTAGGGCACGCTCCAACGGGTCGCCGTTGAGCGGGGTCGACGCGGGTCCTCGGGGGCCGAGATCCAGCGACGGCGGGACAAGCGGGTCATCCACCGGCTTGGGGAACGTGGCGATCAGATCGTCGGCGTCGGATTCAAGTTCCTCACGGGTCGAACCGACCAGGCGTTTCGCCTGTGCGGTGGTCAGGCCCTTCTCCGAGGCGATCTCCAGACGCAGGGCACGGGACTCAAGGTCCATTGCCCGCTTCTCTGCAGCCTCGGCGCGCTCCGTCAGACGTTGCGCTTCTGACTTGTCGCGGTCCTCGAATACGGCGAGACGTTCTGCCGCGGAGGCGTTGGCTTTCGCCCGTGCCTCCTGCTCGCGCGCCTTGTGCTTCCAGAACTCCACCGTTTCGGTGGGCTTGGGCGTGGGCGGTTCCTGCTCGCCTGCACCCGTTGCGGGCACCTGCGCTTCTGCGGTTGGCTCGGACATGCTGGACTCCCGTTTCGGGTTCATCCGTCCCCGTTGCGGGGGCGGTGGTCTAGTTGGCGGACGGATCGACGCCGTCTGCTGCCATGTGGTCGGCGGTCATGCCGTCGGCCTGGTCGAATCCCCGCGGGGACATCACGATCGTGGTCGGCGCAGGCGGTGCCGGCTCCGAGGCTCGACGCTCCGCACGCCAGGCGTCATCCCTGTCGCGCTCGGTCTGCGTCATGCCCAGGTACTTCTCCTGCGCGGTCTGCGGGGTGATGACAGGGTCCGCGCCAGTGGTCAGCTTCACGGCAGCGTCAGCAGCCTGAGCCATCGACCGGGTCTCCATCTCCGCCCACTTCACCTCGATGTTCGGGGTATCCGCACGCGGGTCGCCCATCGAGCGCAGCGCCAGCCGGACCGCACCCTCATAGGCAGGCTCATATCCCTTGACGCGGCGACGGCACTTCATCACCAGGCCGGACACCAGCAGGGCCAGCGCCTCCGCCGACAGGTTCGCGACGTCGGTCAGGAAGTACGTGATCGGCAGGCGGGAGATCCTCGCCATGTGGCCGGCGATCTCCCTGGCGAAGTCGATGTGCGGCTTCAGGTCAGTCGCGTTGAAATCCCCGAACCGGGCGTCCGCACCCTCAGCGACGAGGAGATTCGCGACGTGGACCTCGTACGGGGCGACCTCCTTGTTGGTGATCGGGTCACGCGGCACCTCGATGCCGGTCGCCCACTTCTGCCGGAACGCCCCATACTCGGCGATCGCCTCGATGTTGAACATCGTCTGATTCAGCAGCATCTGCGGGATGACCAGGGGCGCGATCTCTGAGCGGATCACCCCGAGCGGCTTGTTCTGGAGCTCGAAGAACGGGACCTCACCGAGCGGGTTACGCAGCACCGACTCCTCTGATCCGACCATGTCGCGCTGGTGCCAGCGCACCGTCTCCCCGCTTCCGGGGGTGCCCTCGCGGACCATCTTCACGATCAGGTCGGGCATGTACAGGGTGCCGAACGTGGAGCCCGTCCACTCGTCGGTGAACACCTTCAACGCGGCGGCCCGCTGCCGGTCCGGGGTGTACGCCAGGATCACCTGACGGGGGTCCTCGTAGTTCAGGACCGGGGGGCCATCGGCCACGGGCGGGGTGACGGACACGAAGGAACGGCCATAGATCAGCGCCGACGTCGTCGCCTCCTGCGACCCGGCATCGAAGTCGGACCGCTGCCAGATCTCATCCCACACGTCCTTGTCGGCGTCCGGCTCGTCACCGATACGGATGCCCTCAATCGTCATGCGCTCAGCGGTCGCCTCCACCGCCAGACCCATCAGATTCGTCGTCGCCAGCCCCGCCATGCGCAGGAACTTCCGCGACGCCTCAGCAGCATCGGGCCACGGGTGGATGTCATCGACGAGGTTCCGGTATGTGGTCATGTCGACTGAGCGCAGGACGAGCTCGTCGTCGAGCCGCCCAAGCCACCAGGCAGGGGTTCCGATGTCTGCGTTGGGGTCCATCAAGCCGTCACCTCCCTGTCTAGAACGTGTGAAGCCGACCGGGCTTCTTCGGCTCGCGGTCGGGAGTGGTCTTGAGCAGGTACAGGGCCTCAGTGACGGCCACGAGCGGGGCAATATCGACGGGTGACGCCTTGCGGTCCCACAGCCACGAGTCACCGCTGGCGCGGATCGCCGCCATCCGAACCGACTGCTCCAACTGCTCCTGCCCGACGTGGGCGAGAGGGCCGGATGCGACCGCGTCGAACAGGTTGCCGCAGGCGCGACCCAGATCCTGACCCGTCATCGACGCGATGACGTCGCCGAACTTCTGCTTCAACGGCTCCGCGATGCTCGACACGGGTGCGCCGGTCCCCTGCAGGCCGATCGCCACCGGGTTCCATTTCGCGAGCCGCTCATCCAGCCAGCCCTCGACCCACTCGGAGCCGTAGTGCGTGGCGACGACCTCGATATGCGGGACACCGTCAGCCCGCAGGCCCGCCACCGCGATCCACGTCGTCTGCCGATCCCAGGACGTATCCACCGCGAACGCCACGCGCGCGCCGTCAGGGATCGTCGAATCCTCATCCAGTCGCGACGCCCACGCCTCCGCGGGAATCACCTGGTCCACACCCTCCGGCGGTGGGTCCTCCCACACGCCCATCCGTTCACGCAGCCACTCGACCGGGGCCGAGGACAGCGCCAGGCGCTCCTGCTCGATGTACTCCACTGAGATCCGGCGCGGAATCGCGGGGTTCACCCGCAGAACCGCGTCCATGTCATCCAGCCAGCAGCCCGGTGTGCCCGGCGTGTGCGTGCAGTCCACCCGCCGGCACGGCTGCCGCTCGTTGCTCCACTCAATCCAACCCAGATTCGGGTCGATCCCCGAACGTCCACGCTGACGAAGCTCACGCAGGACGTCCGACGTCACCAGGCCCGGCGAGGAACCGTGGACAATGTGCGGGTTACGGCGAGCGGAGACGACCGGCACGATCGCGCCCATCATCCGACCCGTCAGGTACAGGCCCTCATCCAGATACAGGCGTGGAGTGCCCATCCCTCGACCAGACTTGCCCGTCCTAGCCATCACGTCCAGCCGCGACCCGTTACGAAGGTCGAAACCCTCCTTGCCGTTCGACGTGCGAACCGCCAGCACCTCAGACGCCAGCCAGTCATGCCCCTCGATGATCGCCTGAAAGTCGTTGAACGCATCCGACGACGTCTTGAACTCGTGGGCCGTCCAGATGACCCGCTCCACACCCTGAACAAACGTGTCATGCAGTGCGCCGGCGATCATCATCGCCGTCTTCAGGTTCTGCCGCGGGCCCACGATCCCCGACTCCAGCCCGATCCACGAGCCATCAACAGCCTGCGGATACAGCGCCCGGCACGTCGCCCGCTCCGGCTCATCCATCTGGTAGCCGACAGCCTCAGCGAGATCCGCGATCTCGTCCGCCCACGTGAAACGGGCACCCTCGGGGACGTAGAAGAAGGTCGGCGGTGCGCTAACCCGTGGCTCGGTTGCCAGCATGCCTGTCCCGGATCAGCGTCAGCGGGTTCGCGGCCTTCTTCGCGGACGCACCTGTCAAGTCGTCGATCAGACCCCGCATCTGGGCCACCATCGGCGCATAGCCGGTCATTCCGGGGAACATCTGGTCGACGTCGCGCGCCAATTTGACCGCCAACTGCCCCCGAGGAGACGCCAGCAGGTCATCCGAGTACATCGCGAGCAGCGACGACTCCAGCCCGATCCGCGCGTCGTCAACGGGGTCAGACTCGGCAGCGCGAGGAGTGAACTGGACGACGGTGCCGCCACCCTGCCGCTTATGCCTCTTGCGGCAGCGATCAGAGCAGAACCTGGCAGTCGCGTGCTTCGCCTCGAAGCCGACACCGCACGCCTCACACGCTCGGCTCATCGGACACCTCCAGACGTCCGCGGACGGTCAAATGTCCGGGGAGAGAAATTGGATTG